ATCTTGAAGGTCAGGAATGACCGGCAGTCACTGACGTTTTGTGATTGGTGCAGTTGATGGCGGAACGGGATGCAGGACTTGTGTGCCAGACCGTCAACGGTGAAGACCCAACAAAACAAAATGATGGCTTCGATCATGTTGTTCACTCCATGAAAAAATGTGTGACAGAAGTGTGACAGGAATGGGCCAGTTTGGTCCGTAAATACCTTTATTTGTTAAAGACCTCTTTAGTAGGGAAAACCCCCGTATCCCTTGTAAGCCTTGGGATACGGGGGTTAAAGCCGAAGAGAAAACGCTCTGGCACACATGACTGTTAATCAATTGTTCCCTTTCCAATTAGCCTTGTAAACTCAATGACTAAGCAGCTTTTCTATTTGAAGTGTGACGGAAGTGTGACAGTCCTTTGACTGTTTGCTGCTGTAACGCAACGCCGATCTGGTTTGTGATCGAAGCCGTCTCGTCGTGTCCGACGTTAGCATAGACCTCGGTCATCTTCGTCGTGGTGTGACCAAGCTCATCGCGGATCATTGGCAGATCAGCACCAGCCTGGCGCATCCAGGTTGCGTAGGTATGGCGCAGATCGTGAAACGTGAAGTCGGTAATTCCAGCTCGCCTGACAGCGTTCTCGAATGCCTTCCTAATTGAGCCAAGCGGCTTGGCCTTGTAGGTGAAGACTGGGCCAGACTTTTTAGGGGCGAGAGCTTGCAGGAAGTCGAAGATCGACTTGTTGATCTTTTTCTCGAACATCTCGCCACCCTTCTGCCTGACTGTGATCAGGCCCAAGCGAAAGTCAACCTCGGACCAATCCAGGTCTTTGCAGTTGCCGCACCGCATCCCCGTCAGCAATGCCAACATGACCACTGGCCTGATGTGGTCACCGCACGCATCAAGCAGCTTGTGTGCCTCTGACTGTGTTAGGAAACGGACACGATGCTTGGCCTCTTTCCCGACGTACTTCCGCAGCGCCTTCCAGTCGATCAGATCGGGATAGACCGGCACCTTGGCCCCCCAGAGTCTCTCGGCCATTCTCATGACCGCCCGCAGCTGCTCCCAGTGTCGGTTGATGGACGAATTTGCCAGACCCTTCGCGCGCAGGGTGCTGACCATTTTGGTGAGGTCATTGTTGCTGACCTCATGCAGCTTCTTGTTTTCGCCAAGCAGTTTGACGACCGTTAGCAGCGTGTAGCTAACACTCCTGAAGCACGGCTTACGCGACAGATGATCTTCGAAGTATCGGCGCACGACATCTTCAAGCGTATAGACGTCACGCTCGACTTTGCCAGTCAGCGTCTCAAGCAACAGCTCCTGATACAGGTTGTTTGCAATTATTTCTGCCGCTGCTTGATCACGCGTCTTGCAACTTCGTCTAATCCGATCTTCGAACCCAGGAACATTGAAATCCGTCGCCCAGACGCCACCGATTTTGCGACGTCTGACTTTGTTGCCGGTGAGTTTTGTGCTTGCCATGATGTTATCCTCGCTTTTTCAACATAATCACTGAGATCATCCTCAGTGAATTTTTGCCTCGACCCAACGAGGCGGTACTCGATCTTTCCTGACTGAACCAACGCCCGCAGCTTCTTCACTCCGATGTTCAAAAACGCTGCGGCCTCTACTGGACTGATTAGTCGTTGCATCTTCTTCCTAAATCCACAGATGAGTTCCTTCACCCAAAAACCCCGCACGGTGCGGGGTTAGAGGGAGAAGGTGGTGGTGGGTTAGTCGTGATAATCCGTGATGTGTTCAACATCGAACACGCCGCGCGCGCCGGTTGCGTCAATTTCGAGCATGTAAGCGGCGAGTCCGGGTTTTTCTCTCGCGACATAAAGAACGGTTGCGGGCTTATGGTGGCCGTCAACAATCGCCATTACCTTATCGCCTTCATTGATACTCATTTGGTAGGTCATGCGGCTTCTCCGATCTTGTGAGAGAACAGCTTGACGTTGGATGCGGGTAAGTTGTCGAGGCTATCGGTGTGGATGGCGATCCTTGTCTGGACGAAGACCTTCTCGCTGGGATGGAAGCCAGCCGGTGAGACGAGGTTCTTCTCGTTCGAGACGATGTAACTCTTGGTGCCGACCATCAGATTGGAGGCCAGCGTGGCCTGCAATCTCGCCAGATGATCTTCTTCGGACGCCCGGCGCGCCTTTTCGGAGACGGCCTCGAAGTTCTCCGGCAGCCCTGCTAGATTAGCGGCGGGGACAGGAACGTCCGTCAGATGGTCGAACATCACTGAAAGTTCGGCCTGCGCCGCCCGACTGTCTTCGAGTGTGACGTTAGACGCCGCGATGGAGTTTTCCAAATTTTCAATCTGCTTTTCAATTTTGGCTTTGATCTTGAGCATTTTTGGTTCCTCGCTATTCGCAGTGTGACCGACGCATCAAGTGCGCCTACTTAATTTTTAAAGCAATATCGATCATTGATCAAGTGCTTCTTCGCCAACAGATGGTTATGAATCTGATGTTCATTTTCTTTTCCACAGGCATACAACGCGCAGCATCAAGTAAGCTGCGGGGTTGAAAGTTGGGCTTAACTTTTTATCCCCAGAAAAGTTTAGCGGACGGGTAAATGTACCCTTTATTTGTCAAGAGCTGCTGATTAAGGTGGCCTGATGATGACTGAATTTCAGGTACTCCAGCGGGTCTTCGATCTGGTTGGATCACGGGCGGCAGTCGCCGAGATCGCCAACGTGACACCGCAGGCTGTTGCCCAATGGACACGCGTGCCAACGGCGCGTGTCTTGATGATTGAGAAGGCGCTCGATGGTGCAATTACTCGACAAGAAATGCGTCCCGACATATACCCTGATTGACGACCTATCGGGTGTGGTTGTCCTCGCTTCCGCATCTGTGGTTGCTGGCCGTGGTTCCCATGTTTGCGCATAGCCCACGGCCAGCGACCAACCCATGAAACCCTGGATTCTTGATGACATGAACAAAGCTGACACCGTTGCGATGGCTCAGTGCGATCATTGGATTGATTCCGGCATCAAACCAGCTGAGGCACTAGCCTCGCTCGGCATCGAATGGCCGCGTCGCTACGTCTCATGGGCGCATGTCAACTCCTGCCTCATGGAATTATGGCTCGACATGCGAGGCCTGCAACGATGAGCAAGATGCAGCGCGACAAAGGCGCTCGTATCGAACGGGAGATTGTCGCGCTGTTTCAGTCCTGGGGGTTAAAAGCGCTGCGCGTTCCACTCAGCGGCGCAACGACATATGCCAAAGGCGACGTTGATGTGTACCTGGCGAACCGCGATGCGCCACTGATCGCCGAAGTGAAATCACGCAAGGATGGATTCAAGCAGCTGACCAGCTGGCTCGGTGAGTTCGACATGCTGGTGGTACGGCCAAACAATGGGCCGCCGATGTTTGTCCTGCCGACCGAAACGATGCGGGAGCTGATGACACGATGAACCCCTTCGAGCGCCACGGCATCCATCGGCTCAGCGCCAGCTCGCTCAACCTCGCTCGCGCCAACACAGCTGCCTGGCTTATCCAGTACGGCTTCGACGTCAAGATGACGCCCAACCTGCCCATGATGGCGGGCAGCGTTTGCGAAAAAGCGGTCGAGCACGGCATCCGCAACCCCGACGCCAGCATTGCGGACTGCAAATCATTTGCCGAAAAAGAGTGGGGTGCCCGCACGAGGCTGACTGGATTTCCCGACGTCGCCAGGAAGGCGAAGCTTGACAACATCATCGGCTGTGGCTCAGCCCGGCGAACTTATCCCGGCATGGTCGAGAATGCCGTCAAAGAACTGCGCCAATATGGCGTGCCGACCGAGACTCAGATCAAGGTCGAAACGCAGCTCGACGGCATCCCGATCCCGATCATCGGCTTCAAGGATTTCTCTTACGACGAGCACGGCCTCGACGTCGACCTCAAAACGACCAGTCGAATGCCGACCGACATGAGCGCTGATCACCAGCTGCAAGGCGCTATCTACTGGCGGGCCAGCGGCAACCGCACGCAACGCTTTTGCTATGCGACAAAGTCCGAAGCCAAGGTGCTGGAGCTGGAGCCGTATGCTGCCAGCCAGGCCATCGTCAAGGCAACCCAGATCGCCCACACCCTGATGCGTTTGCTGTCGCTCAGCAGCGACATCGCCGAAATATGCGCCGTAGTCATTCCCGACTACTCCAATTTCAGATGGTCGCCACCAACCCGAGCCAAAGCCGAAGAAGTGTGGGCTACGATTCATCAAACCGAGCCACAATTGAGCGTGGCTTAAATGCGGGCTCAGCCCGCTCAACCAGGGAGTTCAAAATGCCACTAAATTTAGGCGGCGGTTCATTCACCCCACACATTCGCTGGATGGCCTCGACCAGTTCGTGGTCAATCTCGGTCGAAGGCAATCAACAGCCGGTCATGTGGCAGGAGTGCATCTTCGACTTCGCCAACATCAAGACCGGTCTGGGCGTGTTCTCTGAGGGCATGGCTCCAGAATGGATTTGGGACATCGTTCTTGGGCAGAGGGCAGTGCAGCCAACTGATGGGCGTGAATGGAAGCCAGGATTTCATGTCCACATGTTCAGCCCGCAATCATTCGGCGGCGACGGGCTGAGAGAGTTCGCCACGACCGGCGTAGGTGCTACGAGGGGCATCAACGTGGCCTACGAAGCATTCGAACAACAGGCCGCTGCCAACCCCGGCATGGTGCCGGTCGTCCGGTTTGATGGTGTGCGCCCACTCCGCATCGGCAAAGGCAATACAAACGAGCCCATCCTCGCCATCGCTAGGTGGGCACCACGCCCCCCAGCCCTCGACGCAGCTCTGTCAGAGGTGGCGCAGCCGGTAACGCAGCCATCGACCGTACCAGGTGCACCTGGCGGCGGTCAGTTGCCAGCACCGGTTGCGTCACAGCCTGCCCCCGTTGGGCCTGCCGCTGTGCCTGTTGCACCACCCCCAACGGCAACAGTAGCAGCACCCGCAGCACCAACGGCAGCGCCTGCCCCCGTACCGTCAACCACGCCTGAGTTTTGATCCATGAACGCGGAAATCAAGGCCCGCTGGCTGGCCGCACTCAGGTCAGGCAAATTCAAACAGGGAAGATACCGGCTGCGCAAGGGCGACCACTACTGCTGCCTCGGCGTTCTATGTGAAGTTGTCCACAAAGATATCGGCGGCTGGTGGGCCAGACCGCGTGAAAATGAAACATCGGTCTGGCCCTGCAACGACCAGACTCATGTCTTCAAGACTGAGCCGGGGGCAGGCACCAGTGCCCTGCTGCCAGAGGCGGTGGCCGAGTATGCAGGCCTCGACCCTGACCAGCTCGGCGTCAGCATCCTGCCGCATTTGATGCTGACCGATATGAACGACCAAGGAAACAATTTCGCAGAGATAGCAGACAGCATCGAGAAACATCTGTGACAATCATCATCGTTCTGATTCTGCAACTGATGGTGTTGCTGCTGCTGCTGAAACTGCAAAGAGACATTCTGAAGGAGCTTCGCCGTCTCAACGATGCCCACGATCTTGATTTTCGCAAGCGCCTTTCTGACAGCACTCTGGATAGGCTCCGTAAAGCAACCTGAACCGTTGCTGCTCGCGGCACCTGACCGGCTGGCAATCACCGAACCGCAAAAAGCCGATGACTGACCGCAAAGATTACCGTGTCGAGATGAGGGTGAAAAACAACATCCTCTATGAAGCGATAATGGATGCCGGTTATGACTCCATCGCACAATTCTGTAGAGCGCACGACCTAAATGCAAATGATGTCGGGCCACTCATCAACTTCAAAAAAACACCAATCAATGAAGACGGCCAGTTCTGCATCGGGGCACAAAGAGTAGCCCTAGCCCTGCACTATCTGCCTGAAGACCTGTTTCCAGAGCAGCATCTGCATCAGGCGCTGAAGAAAAACGTGGTAACGATGAGCATGTCGCTCGATGAAATCAAGACGCTGCCAACCAGCGCCGTTGCCGCTTTGGAATATGACAACTCGCCAGAAGCCTCGATGGCATCCGCCGATCTGAAGAAGGTGCTGACTACTGCACTGGATGATCTGCGGCCACGAGATAAGTATGTGCTGGAGCGTCATTGGGGATTGGACGGAGAAGAACCCGAAACACTGGAGCAAATCGGTGAGCATCTAAACATCCATAGAGAACGTGTACGCCAAATTGAATCCAGAGCAATCAAGGTGTTGCAACATCCAAACCGCGCCGAAATGCTCAAAGTAGAATTGCGCGACGACTAAGGATGAGCCGGTTGAACCTGCCAGAGCACGATGACGACAACCCTGTGCTCCAGGCATCACTCCTATATGAGCGCAACGGACTGTCGGTCATCCCGGTGCATGAACGTGACAAGAACCCGGTCGGAAAGTGGAAGATCAGGCAGACCACCCGCAACACTGTGGCCGAGCTGACCGTCGCCTTCCGAGGCTCGGGCAGCATGCTGAACGTGGGCATCGTCACCGGCGCGATCAGCGGTGAGCTGGTGGTGCTCGATGTCGATCCGAGAGACGGCGGCAACGAGAGCTTGAGCAACCTCATCATGAATGGTCTGGAACTGCCCGACACAGTGCATTGCAAAACCGGAAGCGGTGGCGACCATTATTACTTCAAGGAGCCTATCGGCACCGTGGCCCGCATCCGCAACTCTGCCAGCAGCCTCGGACCCGGCCTCGACATCAGAGCCGAGGGCGGGCAGGTCGTGGCCCCGCCATCAATCCATGCCTGCGGCAACGAGTACGCCTGGAGCGCAGGCCACGGCATCGGTGAGATCGGCATCGCCGCCATCCCGCAGCGGCTGCTCGACCTGGTGTTGCAGGAAGTTGATGATCCAGTGAACGGTGGCCTCATCCAGGCCATCAACACCACCAAGGCCGTCAGCAGCCTCGGCCTGCTCACCAACGGCCGCAAGAACTACATGGCCGAGGTGGTGGCGAAAAGCTACGCCACGCTCAGCGTGCTGCGGCTCGGCCACCCGCTCACAGAACAGGAACTGTTCGACCATTGCTGGCCGATCTACTTCGCAGGCGTCGAGGGCAGCGAGATCGAGCTGGAAGCAGGCCAGCGTGGCAAGTCTCTGATGCTTGAAAAAGTGCGCTACATTCTGACGCCGGAACGACAGGAATATTTGCAACAACAAGGATTGTCGGCCGCGATCCCCACAGGTGCGCAGCTCGGCAAGGCCGGGAGAGAAGGTCAGCTGGATGAGCCAGTGGACGCTCCCGGCCACTCTTTCCATTCGCAGCCGCTGACCAGGTTGGCGCTTGAGACACGCGGTCGCAGGCAGTACCTGGTGCCGTTCCGCCACATGCGTTCTCACATCTCGATGACGGCCGCTGCGCCGGGCGTCGGCAAATCGACCTTCGGCATTCAGGAAGCGGTCAGCGTGGCAACCGGCCTCGACTTCATGAAGCTCGGTGTTAAGCCAGAGCCAGCCAAGGTCTATATTCTGAACAACGAAGAAACGAGAGACGAGGTCGAACGCCGAATCGAGGCGACCTGCACGTTCTTCGGCGTGCCGCTCGACGGCACCGTGCTAACCAACATCTTCATCCATTCGGGCGTCGATGGCGGCAAATTCAGAGTTGCCAGGACAGTGCGTGATCAAGTTGTGGAAACGCCGGACCTGATAACACTCAAACAGCTGATCGCCGATCTCGGGATCGACCTGCTGATCATCGACCCGTTCGTGCAGTCCCACTTCGTCTCGGAAAACTCCAACGAGCAGATCAGCCAGGTCATGGTTCTGCTGCGTGAGATGGCAGGCGATGCAGCACTGCACCTTATCCACCACACACGCAAGGCACCGCCCGGCGGCACCAACACCGCAGGCAACATGGACATCGTTCGCGGTGCCGGATCAATGGCATCAGAGGCGCACTTCTTCTTCACCATGACCGACATGAATAAGACCGAAGCCAGCGAGTGGGGCATCCATGAAGACGACCGCAACCTCTATCTGCGGCACGACGACGCCAAGGGCAAGTTCAGGCCACCGGAAGGTGCCAGCTGGCTCGAACGCACAGCGCAGACAATGCCCTACGGCCTCGGCGAAGACATCGGCGTGCTGGTGCCCTGGGAGCCGCCAGAAAGTGCGCTGGACGATTACGGCTACACCGTGACCAGGCCCATGCTCGATGGCATCCAAAAGGCCTGGGATGCAGGCCAGCCATTTAGCGGCCACAGTCAGGGGCGTGACCGCTACGTGGTCAAATATCTGATGTCCGAGCACAGCGTGCCACGCAGCATCAGCAAGCAGCTGACCCGACGATGGCTCAACGATGGCACCCTCATCGAGGACCAGATCGACAGCCGCAGCAAGGCAAAAGGACTCCGCACACAGCAAAACAGGGGGGCGTAAGTGATTGATGCATATAGCACACAGCTTCCCACACAGCTGATCACAGCGAGAAACAGGCATGCGTAAGATATTGAAAAACCACAAATCGCTTTGTGCGGAATTTGCGGCACACAGCCCCCCCATACCCCCTGGCTCTGTGTGCCACAGTTGCCGCCTCAAGCGGCGGCGGCAATCTGAGCACACGAGCCGACGCAAAGGGACATGATGAAAAAACCGCAAACCAGTCTGGCTCACCTGGCGCAGGCATGTGTGACAATGCTGGCAAAGGCAATGGACGAACAGTGGGGCAGCGGCAGACTGCCGATGATTGTCAGTGCCGATCTCAGAGCACGGTTCCTCAAACAGCAGCGGTTGTATCATGAGGCGCTGATGGCGGAAGACGAACCGGCTATCGTTGCGCAGAGCCACGGCATGCTCAGGGCATGGCATGTGCTGGATGACGCTGCGGTCGAAACCGGGGAGAAGCCACTGCCGTGGTCAGCCTGGCAGCTCACCGCGCCGACCGGTGAGGTCATCACCATTATCCGAGAAGTGGCTGACCTGGCGCTGGTGCCGAAACAGCCAGGCGTCGAGGTCTGGACCGCTGACCAAATCGTCGATCTCATCATCAACCAGCTCGAAGAGGTGCGGGTTGAAAAACGTCAGTGGCCCAAAGGAAACGGCAAAGAGCCGATGGATTGGGAAGAGGGCGATGACATCCCGTTTTGAAAAACCGGAGGATTGCGTTGGCGAAGAAACGAAAGAACAAGCAATTGCAGCCATCGGATTTTGGAACCAGAGAGCGAGGCCAACATGACGAAATCCAGCTTGAAGAAACGATGGTGGCGGGCGTTAACCGGGCACGCATCACAACCCAAACCCAGCTCGACCGATACTACAATCGAGAAGAAATTAGCTATCGCCAGTACGACGCCGGTGAAAGATTTCAGGCTGCTTGGTTTATCGGGTGCCGTGGTGTTGCTGTCGCGGCGAACTACGATGTTCGGATTCCCTCGTCGTCGCGGGAAGTTGAGCAGCATGTTGTCCGCGCCAGGCGCAGTGTCAAAAAAGCACTCGACGCAGTTGGACCGTTGGCGGCGATAGTGGTGCATGTGGCGGGCCTGGACTTAGCGGCAAGTGAGTGGGCCGTGATGCACGATCATGACAAGCGATCTGGCATCACGGTGCTGCGGATGGCGCTCGATGCGCTGGCGGATCACTACGGGGTCTGAGATGAAAAAACGGGATCGGGCCTGGATCGAAGAGTTGCTGGCGGAAGCGGAATATGATTTCGTGCCGCCAACGGACGGTATTCACCGACCGCTTTGGCTGCATGCGCCACAATGGCGTAAAGCCATTTATCGGAAGCGGGCCAAGCATCTGGTCAGCCGATTGCCACTCGATCGAATGGTGCTGGATGATCAGCAGTCTTGACTTTCGAGTGTCACTCGTTCACACACTTTCAGTCATCGTGGGCGAACGCGCCCACAATCCCTTCCCCAAATTTTCCGAGGTTGATGATGGCTGCGAATGGTGCCACTGACACGGCTGTTGTTGTGCAGCCAGCACGACGGCCTGGGCAACACATTGAGCCGGAAACTGCTGATGCTCAGATGTTCGAGTTTATTAGACGCACGGCAGACGGCGAGAGCATGCGGTCAATCTGCGATGACAATCACATGCCGAGCACAACCACAATCTGCACTTGGTTGTCAAAGGCAGACGATGGCGTACTTGAACAGTACGCGCGCGCTATGGACCTAAGAGGCCAAAGATTTGGCGAAAGAGTCGCCGAATTGTCTGAAAAGGTGTTGGAAACTCCCGATCTCGACCCTAACCGCGCCAGGGTGGCTATGGATGGCCTCAAATGGTCAGCTGCAAGGCT